TGAACGCTATTTGATTTTAATAAACCACTTATCTCAGAGTTTAACATTCCTTTTTTATATATTACCTCATCGAATATAAATGAGTTATTATATTTGTACATTGCTATTAATGTTGTTGGATCGTTACTATAACCAAAGTCCATTCCATAACATAATAACCTAGCCTCATTAGGTAATGCCATTTGTTTCCAATCTTGTATGCATGCTCCTTCTAAACTACCTATTTCCCCTAATCCGTAAACAGTCCACCAGTTTTTCCAATAACTTGATGTATTAGCTTTAACCTTAGCTTTCTCAATATCCTTTATTATTGTATCAGGCAATGCCTCGTTATCTTTGTATGTTAACTTGATAAAATCTGTGTCTTCTTGGTTTTGAAGCTCTGTATGAGCCCAGAAAGAACTTGTTGGATTAAAGTCTATCCATATTATTTCGTTTGTTCTTATTGCTAATTGGTTATAGGCATCAAAAGGTATATTGTTTGCTTCATTGACATATAGGATATTTCTTCTAGCTCCTCTAAGTTTATCAGCTGATTCTATTGAAAAGAACTCTATGTAACTACCATTTGTAAATTGGTATTTTAATATTGATTTATTAAACTGTCCATCTATATATCTACCGGTAACCATCATTATTTTTAAAAAGTCTTTTAAAGCTCCTCTACGAAGATGAGGTATTGACTCACTAACTATAGATATTTCTTTGTTAGGGTTCTTTATAGCGTGATCTATAAGTAATGGAATTATACCGAATGTTTTACCGGCTGAGGTTCCTCCTTGTACAACTCTATTCCTTTTATGTAATTTACTTAATTTCTTTATTGCTGTTGTTACAATAAAATCATTCATCTAATTGGAATAATGGCTGCTCAGTGGCTAGGTTAATATCTTTTGTTTCTTTTGGTTTACCTGCGTAATAATGGTAAAATAATTGTACATACTTGAAGTCTCCTTGTTCTATCCCTGCTTGTAAGGCTTCAAAAGCTTTATCTTCTAATGGACTCAATCGTTCTATTAACTGAACCTCTTCAGCTTTAGATTTCCTACCTGAATTAATACGTTTACCTCCTCTGCTCATTCTTAAAATATTTATAGATTAGGTAACTTACAATTGTAATTGAGATACAAATTGGACACGGATGTAATATTGCTATATTCATTTTGAAAAAACTTGATTAATCAAAGATATTTTTTAAATAACAATTATTTTTTGTTTTTGTTAATTAACATATCAGTTATAGTACCAAACCTTAATTCTGCATGTTCTAATTCATTCTCTGGAACTTTCTTTATAATGTTAAGTAAATTATTATATTTCTTGTCTAATGTGTATTTAGATAGCTCTTTGTATTTATGTTTTAATAAATCGTATTTTTCTCTTAATGGCATTAACTTGTGTTCCATTAATTCTACGTAAATATTATACAAAGGGTCGTCATATTGTTTAAGCAAAGGAAATATATTATTTAAACCGTGTAATACTGTAGCGTGGTTTTTATCTACAGTTCTAGCTATTTCATGTAATCTTAATGGTGTTAAGTCTCTACATAGTTTAAAGTATATAGCTCTAGCGTAAACGTGGTCTCTCCTTCTTGTAGGAGTATCTATATTTATGTTTGTTCTTTCGTTTATTATTTCTTTAATTTTATCTGGTCTCATATTCTAATTTTAAATTGTCTGTTTGTTCATCTAAACATAATCTTAATATTAATTCGAATAAAGCAAAAAACCTTATGTGATCTATGCCTTTTTTAATTCCTGCACATTCTATATATAGTTCATTTGACTCGTATTCTTTTAACATTGATTCTATATTCTCGATTGGCTCTCCTCTTTCTATTTCATATATAACTAATAAATAATATTCATCTATTATTTTTTCATTATATTGTGATCTCCTGTTGTTGGAGGTCTCTTGCTTTAACATAGCACGTGTCATTTATAAAAGACTTTTTAATATTATCTAAAATGTCCTCCCTGGTTAGTAATGGTTCTATATAAGCATAATTGTCTTTTAATTGTATAAATACATAATAATAAGCATTTAAATGATTATCTATTTTATCTAAAGGACAATTAAACGTATAACTCTTTTTGCTAGTTGTTTTTACTTGGTATGTATATCCTTTCTCGTCTGAGAAATCAATTTGTTCATATTCACGATCAGCTTTTTGTTTAAATAATTGCTCATCATTATAAACTCTATTAAACCATAATTTAAATATTCTTTCACCAATATAACCTACTGACTGGTGATCTAAGTTTTCTGGTATTCTTATTTTTGCTATATATTTTCTCATTCTGTTCCTGATATTATGTGGTCTGTATTTCTTTCTTGTTTTACAAAAGTACCATTCATCATGTTACCTTTTCTATTTCTTATTTCTAAGTAAGCTGTAACAATACAATCCTCAATTGATAACCCCTCCATATGAGCAAGGTTAGTCAATACAACTACAATATCTCCAATTGAGTCTATTATTTCATCTCTATCTTTTTTTAATAAAGCTTTAGCTAATTCACCAGCTTCTTCTTGAAACTTTACATATTGTGTATGTGAGTTTCCTTTTTCATAAAGGCTTCTTTCTTTAGCCCATTGTCTAATTAATTCAAATGTTTTTTCCATAATGTCTTGGGTATAAATGTAAGTTTTGCGCGAAATGTGTGTATTCTCCTTGAATTGCATTTAAATCTTCGCACATTGATTCATGCAATTTCATAAAACAATAGGCATCATTACAAAAACCAAACCATAAATCGTTGCTTCTCATAATAACAGACATATGTAAAACATTAGGGTCAGTCTTAAAATAAAACTGTATTGCTAGAGTGCAAGGTGTATCTTTCTCGTAGTCCTCCCATTCTTTACCGTCATATATTGTAATAACAGCACGTCTCGAAAACCTATTATATTTTAATTCTTCTACTACATAACGATATTGATCATTCCTCCACCATTGCCATCCATAATTCGAATTAACATTACCATTATCATCCATGTGGTTATACCAGATTTTGGCACACTTAGCTATCTCTTCAGCATTTCTATTTCCTGAAACATACCAAATCCATTCCTTTTCAGCATAGCTTGTTTTAAAGTTTCTCCAAGGTGTTTTGACCACAAGATCTTTAGTGTCTTTAATCGTAAAACAAGTATTATAAATTGCTTTGGTTTTATTTGGACCTTCCTCTACTTTATCAATCTTATTATATAAAGATTCAAAAGCTTCAGTCACGTTATTGTAAATCATATTTTAAAATCTTTTAAGTCATTCCAATCCCTATATGATTTGATTTGACTTTTATTTATTGATGGCTTCTTAGCGTTACCGGCTACACTAAAAAACCAATCACCTTCATTTCCATATTTACACATGTAGTGCCAGCCTTTCGAGTCATAACTATCCTCGCAATCAAATTTATCCGGTATTAAATCAGATAGACTGTTAAAGGGCTTATGATAACTGTAGAACTCGGCGCGCCCTAATTCACCTTGTTGTATATTTCTAGCAACTGCTACTGCTTTAAATTCTGTATCTGGCAAAGCTATCTGTAATGATCTTTGTAAAACACCTGTACTTATCACACTCCACATTGTTTTAGGTTTATCCTTGTCTTTAAAATAATCATAGATAACTTTTACTCCTCCTGCAATAACTAATGGGTGATTTAATCCTAACGGTATAAAGAAAGCATTTACTTTTTCAGCATATTCTTTTGCAATCTTATTAGCATTTGGCATAGCTGCTATTCTAGCAAACTTAGCTTCAGCTCCTAATTCAATACATAAAGCTTGATGATCACTTACTTCTTTAGAAGCTGGCATAACTAAAGTAAGTTTCATGTCATACTTTTTACACAACCAAGCTAATGAGATACCTGCAAAACCTCTTCTAGGTTGAACATAAACCACGTGATTTACTTTTATATCCTTTAAGTGTTGCATGAAAAACTCACCTGATCTTGCTTTATAACCAACTTCACATGATTCAGATTCATCAATAACATTGAACCCCTTTACATCTTTAACTACAAAAGGATCAAAAGATGATTTAAAATCTTCAGTCAACATTAAGTATTGATCAAGACCAAATAAGTTTAGATCTTTATTCTCTATATATTTTTGTTTATTTAAAAACACTGTTATAATATTTTATCCCGTTATTATATTCTATATGATGCTTACTCTGAAAATTATTCTTATATCTTATAAAATCACAAGCCACATCTTCCATGTCGTATTTAAAACTGTGATTGCCTGTTAAAGTACAAAGTCTCTCAAGACATTCATTAGTTACTTTTAAATTACTTCCAATCCCTTTTTCGTTTGGAAATATTTCTTTTAAGCATTTTTTAGCGTTAGATCCTACGTAAACATTACTATGCCTACTTATTATTTTAGGGAAATACTCAGCTAAGTCCATTGCGAAAGCACAGAGAACAAAATTTTGTCTTTTATATCCTCTTCGTAATAACCACTCGTTACCTAGATCTACAACCTCGTATATTTCTAATCCCCACATGTTATCTAGTATGTAGCTAACTAATTTATAACTATCTTCCAATATAAAATTTCTTAATCCTTTAGAAATCATAGGCAGTAAATAACCTTTGTTATCACTAAACTTTTTTTCAGGTAGATCCCGCATCCATTCATTAAATGTTAGCCTTTCGTTTAGTAAACTATCGACTATCCAAAAATTACCGAAACCATGAGTGCCGTAAGGATGATTAGTCTTTGGGAAATAATTAATCCCACTACCACATAACCTAAACAAGTAACATAGCAACATGAAATCAAAATCATTAACATCTGCATATTTAAAATATTCGCCATTGCCTTTAGGATCTGCTTCTTTTAATCTAATAGCTTCTAACAAACTACTAAACGCTGCGTATCTTCTATTAACAACATCGTAGATTGGAACATGCCAAATTAAATCATCATCAATATCTTTTTTAGTCCACTCGTAACCTTGATAAAGTCTTTCTTGATTTAACTTTGCTTTTTTATAATAAAGTTGGAACTCTTGTATCATTTATAAATGTTTTTTTATGTAAATAACTACTAGGTCT